ATGGCCTTGCCCGGATCTACCTGCACCGCCTCGACCTCGGCCACCGATGTCGCGGCATCCAGGGCAGCGCAGGCGGCGAGGCGGAAGGCCTCCAGTTCGGCGGCGGTGCTGCGCCAGAGGGTGGTGTGTCGATGTCAGCGCCTCCTGCGCATGGAAAGCCCGCCGAAGCGGGGGTGTTGGGATTGCGGGCGGTGGGGAAGGTCATCCGATCTGGAAGGCGTTGTAGCCACTGGTCCAGATGCAGCGCACCAACAGCACCGCCGCGCCATCGGTCAGCATCTCGGACGGCATGCTGACCGAGATGCTGACGCCGGGATTGATAGATCACGGCAGCAAGCTCCAGTTGCTGCCGCTCGCGATGAGCGCCTGTGCGGGTCGGCCGTCGCGCAGGATCTGTAGCGTTGCCATCAGGTCGGTTTCCGACAGGCCGGGCGCCTGCCAGGTGTATCCGCCGCGCCAGCGGTAGGATTCTCCCGCCGCGATGGTTGCCGCCACCGTCGATCCGGTATCGACGCCACAGACTGCGTGGTAATACTTGCCACCGCTCCCCCGGATCAGCGAGAAAGATCCGCCGACATAGCGCAGATCGCCCGCCTCGTAGTTTCGGTCGATCCACGAGGCGAGCTGCCCATGCGCGGCGCGCAGGATCACCGCCCACGCGTCCGGCGTGGTCGCCTTCGTGCCGCTGGTCAGTCCGGCGGCATATGCCACGAAATCGCCCGCGCCGCCGCCAAGCAGCATCATGGTGGACTGGTAGCCCCCGGTGGCGATCTGCGGCCCGTAATCGACATATACACTGATATCTTCCAGCGCCGTGCGCTCGCACTCGACCTCGATCCCTGCAGCGGTGATTGTCACGACGAAATGCTCACGCAGCACGTATCGCCCAACGCCGACCGTGTTGTAGGCCATGACCTCGTTGACGACGCGCAGGGTGATGCGGGATGCGGCGCCCTCGGCCACTTCCCAAGGCTGTGCCGCGCCATCGATCAGCATGTCATAATAGACATTGCGCGCGGTATTATCGCCGCCAGCCCCACCGTCCGATCCGTGGTTTCCGCCGGTGAAGATGCGCGTGGCGGCGCCCTCGACATCCGCGCCGACGATCAGCGGCGGCAGCCAATCGGTCGGGCCGCTCCACTGTTCGAACCATTGGCCCGCCGTCGATCCGGTACGCGGACTGAAATAATGCGCCTGCACGTTCGGCAACAGGTTCTTGCCGTTCGGGCCGAAGGCGAGGCGATACCACCAGATGCCGCTTTGCCAGGTCGCCTGCAGGTTGCCATCCGCATCGGCCGACCACGACAGGCGCCTGGGGGTCGGGGCGGGCGCGATTGCGACGCGGGCCGGGTCGATGATCCAGCTATAGCCGGGGTCACCGACAGCGTTCATTTTGACAAATGTGCCGTAGGCCGGAAGCTCATCGGTGTCGATCTTCAGAACGAAACTGAGGCCGTCGATGATGGGGCTGCGCAGCGTCACCATCTGCACGCCGCTGCGGGTGATGTCGGGTGCTGGTTGAAGGTAGTTCAGAACGCTCAGCCCGGTTCCGGCCGAGCCATAGGTCTCGGCGTCGTATTCCTCGATGGTCCAGCCATCATTCGGCCCGGCCAGCGCCCCGGTGCCGTTTTTAAAGTATCTGATGCCGTAGACCTTGCCGGGGCGGGCACCATAGACCCAGGCATCCAGCAGGGCTTTCTCGAGGAAGCTGTTGGACGCGGATTGTATCTGGCCGCGCCGGGCGGGCAAGGTTGCCCGCGGCTGATATCGGTAGCAGGCCGGGTCGATGATCCACGACCAGCCGGGCAAGCCGCTACTGGCGTTGCTGTTGACCGGCGTGCCGCTGGCTGGCAGCGCCGCGCCGTCTACAGTCAAAAGGACGGTCGGGGAGGGCCGCCCGTCGGGATGATTGCAGATGATCTCGACACTCTGGATGCCGCCCGCAGGGTTGATCGTCGGCGGGTTGGTGTCCCAGTATTGCCGCAGCACCCGTGCGGTGCTGGAATCGGAGGCATAGGTGGCCGCGTCGAATTCGCGGATCACCCAGCCATAGCCGGGTGTGCCGATGGTCGCGCCGTTCTGGTAGTAGGCAACCTGATAATAGCACCCGCGACGGGCGCCAAACACCTGTGCGTCGAGCAACAGGTTAGACCAGATCGTGTACTCGGCCGAGGTGATCCCGTCGCGGGTCGCCGATTTCAGCGGATAGTGGGCGCCCCGGTTGCGGGCGAGCCTGCCATCAGCCTGCACAGCCTTGCCGTCCAGTGCTGTTTGCAGGCCAGTAATGGTCGAAATCGCCTGCGTGCCGGCATGATTGGCGCGGGCAAGCAGCGCGGCGTCGGGGGCATTGGCCGTCGCGCCCGTGGCAATGCCAGCCAGTTTGGTGCGCTCGGCCCCGGTCATGATCTTGGCCGTGGCGGTCTCGTCCAGCACCGACACGTCGTCCCCCGGCTGGACAGCAGTGACCGCCAGCGCGCCCTGTGCGGCGGTCGCGGTATCGGCAAGCGCGGCGGACAGGCCGGGCACATCGGCGATACGAATAAGGCTCAGAACGCGGATCACCGATCCAGAATGGATGCGGGCGACATACGAGGCAGCCCGAAGATCACCTGCTGCAAGAGCAGAGCCATCCGAGGCGCGCAACGTATAGACGGTCGCACCGATGGTCTTTGTCGGATCAACATCGGCGTTAACTCCCTGCCACGCAAACTGCAGCAATTGCCCGACCCCGAGCGTCAGCGCGGCCTGCGCCGCGACGACCTCATACACCGCGTCCTGCCCGTCGCCGGAAACATAGCTTAGGCGCACTTGGTCGCCAGCAGAGGCAAGATTGAGCAGGCTCGCATCTTCATCGACACGCGCAGCCACCTCCGCTGCGAAATCCCCCGGCGACACACCAGCGGTAGGCAACGCTCCTCCCCTGAATACGACAACACGATCCGTCACGGCGTGACCTCCTGATCAATATGGACGATATCTGTGACGGTGCGATCCACCCGCCCGCCCACCGCGAATTTGATGTCCCAGGCATGGGGGCCCAGGGGCAGCGTCGCCGTCTGGCTGGGCGCCAGCGTCACCTCGAACTCACCTGCCCCGGCATCCAGCAAGGTCACCACCAGCGCCCGCGTCACGCCGTCCGGGCCGCGCAGGGACGAGGTAGCAGTGATGCCCGTCAACGGGCGCGGGCGCCCCAGCCGGTCGGCATAGACGCAGCCAAGGCTCAGACTGTCGCCCCGCTTCAGCCGGTGCTCCTGCGGCCCCTCGGGCACATCCAGCGCCACCACATCCGCAATCGTGACCGTGCCGCTGTCCGTCACCACGATGTCGGGCAGATCGGTGATCAGCAGGCGGCCCTCGACCGCGCTCCAATGCTCGACCGCCACGGCATAGCGGCTGCCATCTGCCGCACACTCCAGAGCGATGCTGATCGCGCCCGCCGTGATCGTGGCCGCGACCGGGCTGGTGGTGACCACGGGCGAGCCGACAATCGGCGCGCGGGGCGTGAACAGCACCCGGCCATGGCTGGGCTGCGACCCGTCCGGCAAGCGGACGGGACCGGCGACAGTGGTTGCCATGTGATCCTCTCAGATGATGGTGATGGTCTGCGGCCCGCTGCGCGGCCCCGCGATGCCAGAGCCATTGATCGGCTCGGCCCAGTAGCTGTGCGACCCGACGCCGGGCCCCACGTCTGTATAGCTGTCCGCTGCATTCGGAGCGCCGAACTCCGTGCGGATCGCCACCGCATCGACAAATGCGGTCGAGCCATCCGCCCGCCAGATCCGCGTCGCGGCATATTGCCCGTCATTTGGCGCGGTGAAGGTCAACACCGCGTCCGACCCGGATACCGCCGCGCCGAAGGCCACCAGAGGCGCCGGCGCCGTGCTGTTGGCCACCGCGACAACGGCCAGCGGCACGGCAGGATACCAGGGCGAGCCCCGCCCGCCCGGCGTCCGGTTGCGCACCTGCGCCTCATAGGTGGCGCCATCGACCAGCCCGGTCGAGACAAGGGACGATTGCCCCTCGCCCGCATCCACGATCTGCCAATCCGGCACGCCAGCATCGACGGATCGGATTTGCAGCTGCTGGCGCAGATCCTCGGGCTGCACCGGCCATGCCCATTCGATCAGCGCCACGCCGCCGGTGCCCTCGACCGCCTCCCCGGTGAGGCTGGCCGGGGCCACCACATCGCCATCTTCAGCCACCACCGCGCGCAGCGGGCGGGCTGGCTCCAGCGTCAGCGCGTCGGGGTCGAAATCGCCCGCATCGACCGAAACCACATCCAGCGAAAACGTGTGGCTGCCGCCGTTGCGCGTCAGCCGCGAAACCTCGACTACCTCATCAAAGCCCGCCTCCTCATGGGTGATACGCAGGAACCGCTGTTCCATGCACTCATATCCGATGGGACCGATGGTGCCAGTGACCGAATAGGGCGGCCGCGCCGTCGCCAGCCAGCGATACCCCACGCGCCAGCCCTGATTGTGGCTGTTGATCGCCCCGCATGGCTCTTCGTGCCGGTCGCCCTGCGGATCGGCCACCACTGCGCCGGTCAGCTCCTCCTGATAATCCAGCGCCGGTTCGACGTATTTGACTGCCACCTGCCCGATCACATCCGAGCCCCACGCCCGGTCGCGGATCGAGATGGACAGGAAATCCGCATCGGTCAGCGTGACGGTCGGCGCGCTGTAGTAGCCGACCTTGAAGCCCAGCTTGCCGTCGCGCCGTTCGTAGAAAAAGGCGTCACAGGCCTTCATCATCTCGGCCCGGACCTGTTCCCAGGTCATGCTGCTGTCGATCACCATGTTGATCGTCCAGCGCCGATGTGTGCCGCCGTCGCGGTTGGTCACCAGCTGGTCGCTGATATCCGCCTCGGCCGCGACCTCATCCCAATCGACGGCAAACCCATAGTGCTGCGCCACATCGGCGATGATCAGCGCCGCATTGTCGGTCCAGTCCGACGTTTCGGTGCGCGGGTCATAGACCGTATCGCAACCATCCCAGACCGGCGCATAGACCCATTCCCGCCCGGTCGGGTAGATCCGCTGGAAAACGTTGTTCGGCGGCCGGGCGGCGTAAAGCGCGGCGTAAGACAACCCCTTGAAATCATCGGCAGTGGTGACCTCGGGAAAAACCGAATCCCAGATCGGATCGACCGCCTGCCCCGGCTGGCCGGTGTAGGTGCGGATCGCGCCATGCCATGCCCACCGGCCCTTGCCGTCATACCAGATCGGCTCGGTCGATACGAAGTCGCCCTCCAACTCGACCGGCCGCTTGTCCAGAAAGTGCTGGACCGGCCCGCGCGTGCTGTGCGCGGCGATCAGGATGCCATAGTGGCGCTTGAACCGATCATCGGTCCCGTCCGGGTTGGTGACATCGGCCCGGCTGGCCGCCGAGAAACAAAACGGCCCCCCCTTGCGGACCCGGCCATAAACCCGCTCCTGATAGGATATCGGTTGTGCCCAGTTGACCTGCCGGTCGGAGGGCGACGGGACCGAGGGCGTCGGCATCAACGCTTGCGACAGCGCCGACAGGCCAACGGACAGCACCACCCGCGACAGCAGCGAGCCGCCCGCGAGCCATGAACCGGCGGATGCCCCAAGCGCCCACGGCCCACCGATCCCGGCGCCTGCGACCACACCCGTCGTCAGGCCCTGCCAGAAGCCGGTGAAGAACGCGCTCAGCGGATCGGCCTTCGCCTGCCCCGCCAGACATGTGGTGGACAGAAGCGCGGCCAGCGCCAGATTACGGATGCGCATAGCCTACCCCCCAAGCTGCCAACACTTTCTGCGGGCGAAACGCCGTCACCGCGCCCGAGGTCTCTTTCACCGCCCATGCCTCGCCCAGGCATAGGGCCGCATGGGGCCGCGTCACCCCCGGCGCGATCTGAAGCACGATGCCAACATCCCCCCCCACCGGCTGCGCGGTCAGCGCCAGACCAGCCGCCGCCATGCGCGGCGCCACCACGGCCAGCGGGTCAGAGAAAAACCGCGTGACGCGCTGGCATTCGGCCATGCTTTCATAGGTCAGCCGCAGATCGGCGGCAGGATCGGGCCAGCCGCAGCGCACACACCAATCGGCGCAGAGCGTGACGCAATCCGCCTCGCCCCAGCGGTAGGTCAGCCTGCGCCAGCGGTTCAACTCGACATAGAGAGGGGTCATGGATACAGGCTCGGCTTTCTGACTCGACAGTTCAGGACCGCACACTGAAACTTCCCGCATTTGCAGGAGGTAACATGAACGATTCTGACCTGAAGGCTCTGACTAAACGCTTGGAACGTTACGAAATCGCAGTGCGCCAACTCGCCCATGAAACATCATTGCTTGCCGCGCAGATCGCCTTTGGAAGGCAAACATCCGAGATCACCGAAACCTCGGATCGCCTGAAAGCGCTGGCACACAAGTTGACGTCAGGGCTGGGCGGGGCTGATTAATACGAAGGGTGCTTGTCAAAAATTTCCATCAGCTTCGCGGCATCAACTCGCCAGACGCCGCGAAGCTGGCCGGATGCGTCCATGACAATCTCACCACGGACAACATCCCGCAGGAGCGCCCCGACGTCATCACAGGGATCTTTCAGGACAAGGCGTCGCCCGGCACCTGCCTCAATAAGCGGATATAGGGTCTGCACATCCCGGCATTCCGGCTTGGCAAGCTCGAACACACCCTCACCGATCTGGCGCAGGGGAGCGGGAGGGTAGAAGGTCACCATGTCCAGACGTTCGATCTCAGCACAATTATCCATGTCTTCCTCATCCAAAGAGTTTCTGTTCCTGAAACGTGTCGGTTGGGGCGAAGCGCAGCGAGGAATTGGCCTCGCCGATCAGCGCCGCATGATCACTGGTGGTGTTGGTCAGACGCGACGCCGTATTGCGACCCGCGCCGATGCTCTCGAAATTGAGCGTGATGCGCCGCTCCATCGGCCCCGACAGGTCAAACGCCACACTGGCACCACGGCGGGTCAACCAGCGGATCGGCGCATGCACCGGGGCGTGAAACTCCGACAGCTCCCCGATGGGCTGCACCCAGAACACGATTTCCCGGTCAAGGATGTATTCCGTCCCCAGCGCCCGCAGCTCGGCCACCAGATCGCCGTCGGACGGGTCGGGGATATAGGTCAGCGAAATCGACCCAGCCGGGGCCGTGCCGTTCAGCGAGACCTGCAAATCTGGCGCCTCAAGCAGCTGGCAGCCGATCCAGGCATGGCCGTCCACATCCACAAACCGCCCGTCACCGCCCAAGATGAACCGGAACACTCCGTCCTCTGTGTCGATCGACACCAGATCGAGCAGCCCGACCGATGGGTCGCGCGGGTTGAAACCGACGGGAAAGAAGCTCATCGGGTGATCCATTCCACAAGGTCGAGTTGCGGACGGGCGACCAGATCCAGTCCATACTCCGGCCACCCGGAATCGTCTGCCCGAACCGTGAACAGTCCACGCGCAACCAGATCAATGTCAGCATTGACCGGGATATCCACGCGCAGCATCTCGACTGTCAGAACAACAGAGGGGCCGACGCCGGATCGACCGACAACCAGAAACGGCCAGTCCTGATACGACAGGAAACAGCCAACCCGAACAGGATCGGGCGCGCCGGTTTCATCTACCACAATCGAGCCATCGCCCGCGCTGGCCGCAGTGACACAGCGGATCACCGGACGCGGCTCGACATAGAGACCCGCGCGATAGGCACGCCACATGGATTGCCAGGCCGCCGCCCCGATACCGGGCTGCACAGCGCGGTCAAGCATCCGCATGCGCAAAGCCCCGGAACGGCCCCGCAGCCTGCCGACCAGCGCCCGCCACTCCCCGATCATCTCGGGCGGCAAAACCATTTCAGGCTGGCCAATGAACCGCGGAAAACGGTTGAATACCACCTGCTCACTGCCGTCTGTCGCTTGCAGCGGAGCCTGTCCCCGCCAGTCGATACGCCAGTTGCACAGCGTCCCGCGATACAGCACGCGAGGCACATCGACGATATGACGCTCCATCAGGTGCCCCTGCGCTGAATGTCTCTGATCATGTCTGGCATCATGCGCACCTGTGCCCTTTGGGCCTGCGCATCCAGCCCGCTCGCAACCTGCGCCGCGCGACGATCCACATAGGGCTGGATACTGCCATTGCGTGGGTCCACCCCAATCCGCACATCCACAAGATCACGGCCCTGTTTCGGCGCCGCACCACCAGACACACGGGTCACTGCCCCGACATCCGGCATGGCAACCAGCCGCGCAATTTCTGCCGAGGTGAAGGCGCGGCGCGACGATGCGCCAGGCGACACCTGCCCACCTACTACCCCACCCTTGGCGAAGCCCGGCATGCGGAACAGCTTGCCCAGATCCCCGCTCACCCGCATGCGCTCGACCAGCTGCACCCCACCGGCGCGACGAATATCTGCCTGCGACCAGACCACCTCGCCACGGTGAACCACACCCGCCGCCTCATCCACGCCACCATCGCCAGTATAACCGCCGCGCGAAAAGCCAAGCGCCTTCAGGATGCCGCCGACACCTTTGCCAAGGCCCCCGCTCCACAGTTGTTCGAAGCCCTTCATGGCGATCATCTCGCCGAGCTTGGCGATCACATTGCCCAGAGCCTGCCGGAAAGTCTGCGCGCCGGTCACCAGCCCCGTGAAAACCCCGGACAGCGTGCCTTTCGTTTGCTCGACCGCAGATTTGAAATCTTCGTGCCGCTGTTTGGCCATTTCCATCTTGGTGGCAGCATCGACATAGCTGTTCGCCAGCTTGTCGATTTCCGCCCGCAACTCTGGCGTGATGGTCTTTCCGGCTTCCTTGGCCTCTTGCAGCAGCTCGGCCTTGCGGCGCGCCACATCGACCGCGATCCCGTATTCATCGAACGCCAGTTGCAGGTCATTGAGCGCCGACGCCTCGGCCAGCATACCCTCGACCTCAACACGCCAGTCCGACATGCTCTTGCCGAAATTGTCCTTCGAGCCCCCGCCACCCTTGGACTTGCCGCCGCCAGAGGCTTTCTTGCGAGCATCGTCCACCACATCGGGGATGCCATTGCCATCCATATCCACGGAAAACCCGCTCGGGGCCGCTTTTGGCTTCGGAGATGTGCGCGGCGCGCCTTCGGCCGGGGGCATCTGGATATCACCCACAGCCAAGGGCGTTCCGGTCGTGACACCCGCCGCTTCGCTCCCCGCCCCGGCCGCTGCTTTCAGCCAACTGTAGAGCTGTTGCGCCTTGATCGTGACTGATGCGATGACACCTCCAAGTCGGTCCACTTCCGAAATCGCACCGCTGAAGTTCACCCGGTCGGCATCGTCCAGCGCGTTAAAGGCTGCACTTGCCGCGCGCTGCAACTCATCCATCTTTGCCCGGAAGGTTTCCGCGTCGATGGCACCAGCTGCGAAATCATCAGCAAGCTTCCGCATCTCGTTAGATGCCTGCGCCAGCACTTCCCACAGACTATCCAAGCCCATCATGTCAGCTTCGCCTGCCGCTTGCGCCAGCGCATTGGCCGTGCGGTCGGCTTCCTCGGCTAGATTGCTCCACTCGCCACGAAGGGCGGTCAGCTTGACCACCTGTTCGTCGGAAAGATCACCAGCTTTCCGCAACTGGTCATAGACCTCATCCCCGAGGATCTGGCGCCCCTCAGCCTCATTGAAGATTTCGCCAATCCGATCTTCGATGACTGCGAACGGAAGATCAGCCAGCGCCACGGCGGCACGCTTGGCAAACGTCTCCACCCGGTCGGCCAGCTCATTCCACTTCTGATCCAGCTCGGTTGCTTTCTGGATTGCTTCCTCGTCCATCACCCTGCCCAGTTCGTGCGCCCGGTCAATGGTGCGGCGCAGGCCCGCTTCGCCTTGGTCGATAAGCTGGACGAACTGTTCCCCGCCCGTGCCGCCGAACAACTCATCCGTGATGCGGATGCGCGCCGCCTGATCCAGCCCCTTCAGGCGCCCGATGATTTCCAGCATCAGGGCCGAAGGATCTTTTAACCGCTCCTTCAGGTCAGCCGCGCTGAATCCGAGGCGCTGGAAGGCTTCGGCCGCTGCGCCGCCGCCGGTCACGATCCATTCATCTGCCCGTAGGGACAGTTCCTTGAACCCGTCCACCAGCGCATCGAGGCTGACGCGGTTCTGTTGCGCCACGAAAGACCATTCCTGAAAAGCCCGAAGCCCTAGACCTGATCGCTTTGCTTCATCGCCCATCGCGGCGATTTCCCTTACCGTGTCCTTCACACCGCTAGTCATCTTGTCGATGGCCCCGGTGACAAGCCCACTGGCGACACCACCGGCAAAGCCAAGAGCAAAGGCTTGGAACGCCTGCCCCATCTTGGCCGCTGTGCGCTTGGTATCCACCTCCAGTTTGCGCAGTCCCTGACTGAAATGGCTGGTATCCAGCCGCATCCGCGCATTCAAGTCACGCATAGTCGAAAGTGACATCAGTGCATCCTTTCAAGGGCTTGCTGCATGGTGATCGCCGGAACGCCAACACTGGCGCTGCGCAAGGCACCGGCCAGCGCAGACTCTGGCAGGCGTCGATCCTGACCATCTGTCGCCTGCACCCAGGCCAGCCAGTCATCATGTTCAAGAAGCGATCCTGCGCGCACCGCCTCGGCCATGCGGAGGCGATCCATCCGGGCGCGCAGCCGCAGGCCGCGCATCGTCACGACAAAGGCCCGAGGCGTGATCGACCAGAATTCCGCCTCGGAACATCCTGCGGCCACATACCGGGCCGCCAGATCATGCAGGGTCAGGCCGCCGGGCTGGTCGCGGCCTGCGGCTCCCCCGATTCTTCCTCCGCAGACGGCGCGGCAAGGGCGGTATCCATCGCCTGCGAAAGCGCCTCCTGCCCTTCAGACATCAACCGCCCTGCCTCGCGCAGCGTGATCCCGGTATGGTGTTCTTGCAGGCAGGCCCACAGCATGGCCCGCATGTCCTCAGCCGAAGCTTCGCCTTCGGCAAACCGATCCAGCGCGCCCCAGACCGCCGCCCCGGCAATGCTTTCATAATCGGCCAGCGCATTGAAATCGAACTTCAGCCGGTAGGTTTCCCCACCGGCCGAAAACTGCGCTTCCCCGTCCCCGCGACGCGTCATGCCACGACCTTGTGCAGCACCTTGAAGGTGGCTTCACCTTTCATGGCATCCTTGACCGGCACGCCGGGCAACCAGGTCTTCAGCCATGCCTGCCAGACATGCGGTGTGGTGGCCCCGGCCGGGGTGACCTCGATGAGAACCAGCTCGCGCGATTCCTCCAGATCCTGCAACAGCACATCCTCGGCATCCTCGGGGACATAGTGCTTGCTCAGCGCCCAGTCCGGCGCGGTTTGCAGGCCCGCGATGAATTCCTCGCTGTTGCCCGGCGAGTCGTGCGATGTGACATCCACATCGTTCGGCGCCTTGTTCGGGAAGGTGAA